AGTCAACTTTGGCGGGGTCGGCCAGCGTGCCATTCAGGCGAAATTGCCAGCGCGGTGCCGGGCTTAGGGACTGGTCGATGCGGGCATAAGTCCAGGTGCCTACGCTGCTGTCTTGCACTACTACGGTAGTGCGCTTGATCACGGTGTAAGTGTTGGCCAACGGGATGCGGATGTCGCCCACGGCGATGCGGTAAGCGCCGGTCAGTGCCGACAGCACCACGTCGTTAAGGTACTCACTGTGCATGGGCGAGTTGATCTGGTAAGCCATGGTGCGCACGGTTGGCACGGGTGCCGGGATGGTGGCGGTAACAGTCAGGCGCAGCTTGATGTAACGGGTGGCAAACGGTGCCGCTGCACTGCCCCATGCGCCCCAGGTGGTGCCGTCGGTGCTGGTGGCGTACTCAAGCACCGTAGTGCCGTCGGCGTCTATGGTGGCGTTGATCTGGCCGGCAATGATGATGCCGAAGTCGCGAGCGGGCGTCTCGTAGTAAATGGGCGATGCGGGCGATGCGTTCCAGCGCGTCCATGCTGCCCAGGTGGCAGGCAGCGTGGCCCAGGTGGTGGTGTCGGTTGCCTCAAGCGTGGTGCCCACGATCTGGCAACCGGTCTTGGTGCCGGGCCAGCCCAGCGAATGTTCAAAGTACTCGTCAAACACATTGCCCAGGCGGCGGTCTGGCAGTGTGATATTGACCACCTTGTAGGCTGACTCGTTGCCAAGTTTGTCGAGCGATTTGCAGGCAAAGGTATAGGTGCCGCTCAGGGGTGCATTGAGCTCAATGGGTGAGTTGGTGTAGAACGTGGCGCTGTCTTGCAGTGCCGTCATGGCCGACCAAGTGGGCGTGCTGGTGGTGCCGCTGATGTAGCGTATCTCCGCGCCCTGCCAGTCGACCGGTACCGCTGTGGTGGTGTAGCAAAAATTGAACTGCCTGGTGCCATCCGGCTGTGCCATGACCGTAAACTGGTCAAACGCTGCAGGTGCCAGGTTGGCCATGCTGCCGGTGATGGTGTAGGGGTAGGCGGTGACGCTGGCCAGGGACTCTTCGGCGGCGTTGTAAAAATTGAAGCTGGTGAACTTGAAGTAGATCGTCTTGCCGACCATGCTCAAGTCCAGCGGGCCGGATTTGGCCAGCGATGTGTCGACGCGGGCAAAGGGGTCGCTAGCACTGTGGGCAGCACCACTGGTGGTAAATGCCGACCGATTGAGCCCGCTGAGCGTGTAGGCCAGCGCGCCAGTGAGCGCGGCCGTGGTGTAGGCCAGGTACTCAGGGTTGGCCCCGCCGATGTAGCACAGGGTAGACAGGTTGCTGGCGTCTGCGGCACTGCCACTGATGAGCTGGCCTGCATTGAGTGTGACCGGCAGGTTGCCTGCACTGATGGCGCCACTGAGCGTGCCGTAGCGCGCGCCACCGTGCAGTGAGCCAGCGTCTTTGTAGTTGGTGCCGTCCAGGCTGACCCAGACCCGGCAACCGCCCCAGTAGGCACCCAGGCCGGTGACGGCGGCATAAACCTCAAGCCCGGTGGTGGTGCACTCTATGGGGGCCTCAAAAAACATCGGGGTGATGACGCTGCCAGGTGCCGTGTTGTAGCGGTTTTGATAACCGTCGCTGACTTGCGACGGATACAGCGTGGCACTTGCCACACCCAGGGGAAACTCTTCGGCGATGATGGTCAGGTCGCCGCTCTCAGACTCGCTGACCTCGGTGATGCGCACTGGCAGCTTGTTGTACTGCAAGGCGCTGTCGGTGAGAGTGACCAAGTCCATGGGCTCCAGCAGGGCCTTGAACCAGTGCAGCGTGAACTCGTAGGTGTTGCGGATGTACAGGGTGCGCTGCAGCAGCAACTGCGCCACGTTGCGGGCCACGGCGGCGTCGCAGATCCAGTGGGCCTTGAGCACGTCGGCGCTGCGCAGGCCAAAGGCGTCGATGTTGGCACTGTCTTTGGCCTCGGCGATCTCGATGTTGTAGCCACCCAGGTAGACGCTGTTGGTGGCGTCCCAACTGCCCCGGTTCAAAAACTCAACACGCACATGGTTGTAGGCGTCTACCTGAGGCTTGCGGGTGACTTTAATGGGGTCGCTGCCCTCACTGGCGGGGCAAAAGTCGTCGTCGCTCAGGTCGTACGGCGGCGTGACGTTGGGTGTGTAGGTGGCCCCGTTGCCGGTGGCGCTGGCGTCACCATAGGGCAGCATCTTGAGCGTGCCGGCAGACCACACCGGCGCGGTGTTGGTGAGCTTGCCCATGGTGTTGATAAATTCTGCGGCCTGCAGCTGCTCGGTGAGTGCGGGCGACAACAGCAAGCCGTTGGCCAGGCAGTAAGCCTCCCAGCTGGTCCAGGCGTCGAGCTTGCCTGCCGGGAAGTTGGCACCATAGCGCGTGTTGGTGAGCAGGTCGAGCTGGATAAAGTTGGGCTTGGCATCGGGCGAGCCGTAGCCACTGGCCCAGGCGCCCAGGCCGTAGATCTCAAACGAGTGGTTGTCGATCTGCGCCGAGCCGCTCAAAGGGTAGTCTTGCGCATAGACGTTGGCCAGACCAGAGTAACCAATGGCCTGCGCGCTGAAACTGGTACTGAGGTAGCTCCAGGTGGCCTGCCCAAGTGCACCCTGGGCGCGCGATATGCCGAGCTGCGACAAGGCTGTGCCATTGGCCACGTCATCTGCATAAAGTTTTTTACCCACCCACACGCGCGGTATGTTGGCTACGGTGCCCTCACACAGGCCCATGACCACACTGGCGCTGTAACTGTACGAGGTGTTTTCTACCGAGCCGCCGCCCTTGCCGCCCTGGCTGGTGGTGTGGGCCGTGGCTTTGAAGTCGCCATACCAGACCAGGTTGCCAGCCATGCGGGCCACACCGTAGACCACGGGCATGGTGACGCCATAGGCCGACGACTGGATGCTGAAGGCCTCGATGCGCGTCTCGGACGTGCTGATGGTCTGGCCGCCCATTACCAAAAGCTCCAATGCTGCATGTCGCGCCCGATCAAAGGCTCTTCGTGAGAGCCCGACAGGATGACACCCAGGCCAAGGTAGGCGTGGATGAACAGGCCATCGCCCGCGCAGATGCTGCCGTGGCTCATGGTGCGGCCGTAGCGCCACAGACACACATCACCCGGCTGCGGTGTGCCATTGCCGGGTTTGGCGTATTTTTGCAGCCAGGCAGAAAACATTTCTTCGCCGCGGTGCAGATGCCAGTCATGCGGGTAAAAGCCGGTGTCGATGGCGGGCACCAGACCAACCTCCTCAAAAACAGCGGCCAGCAACTGGGCGCAATCAACGCCCACGCCCTTGATGCGGGCATGATGATGGTACGGAGTCAAAAGCCAACTGCGGGCCTCCTGGACCACTTGGGCGCGTTGTTCGGCTTCGACGCTCATGTGATGGACTCCGGTGCCGGGATGTAGGGCGCGCCCCTGAACCTGCTCAAATTGGCAAACTTACTGCTGCAGGTGCCTTGCAACTTGTCGCAACCGGGGTACACGGTAAACGTGTCCCCTATGCCAACCGCAGCAGGCCAGGGCTGGATGCTGGTGAACACGCCGCTGCCAAAGCTTTTGATGGTGCGGCTGACGCCGGCGTTGGCGCCAGTAACACCCACGGCAAAGCCCAGTGCAAAGTAATTGGCTGCGTGCCCTAACGCGGTGCTGAAAATGGTTTTGGTGGCGCCGGTGGCGCTAGAGGCGGTAGCGCTGACGGCAAAGCTGGCTTTGACCAGGCCGCAGGCGCTGTCAAACAGGGTGTTGTTGCAGCCGGGCTGGTAGACGTTGCGCGGCACTTTAATGTTGAGCAGATCAGTGTCGCTGTTGACGGTGATCTTGCTCTCGTGGCGCGAGACGGCGGTGTCTGCCACACGGCCGCTGAACAGGTTCAGCATACCCACCCAAGCGGCCCCGGGTGCGCTGGCAAAGGCGCGCTGTAGCAGGATGGTGGCGCCATCAAAGCCGCCGCCGGCAATAAAGGCCAGCAGAGGCACGCCGTTGACGGTGACGCTGGCGTCTGCGGCCATCACCACTTCGAGCGTGTCAACACTGATGCCCACCGACAGTTTGGTTTTGCCGCGCGAGATAGCCGGGCCCAGTGCAAAGGTGTTGGCGTTGATGCTGACGGCCTGATCTGCCGACGTGTAGCGCAGCACAGAACCACCCGACAGGGTGATGGTAAAAAGGTCTGCCAGGTAGCCTTGTGTGGCGGCGTTGAGAAAGGTAGCAAGCGCGCCGACGCTGGACTCCCAGGATGCGGCCCTCATGGCTTGTAGCTCTCAAATTCAAGCTTCTTGAGGTCCCACAAGTTGCTTAAAAACTTGTTGAACTCAAGCAGGCTTTGGCTGAAGAACACACGCCGGTAGTAAGTACCGGTCCAGGTAACGGGCAATGCTGCACCGGGTGCGGCAACAAAGGTGACCAGGCCGGTGCTGCTGATGGTGTAGTCAGTGGTGAGCGTTTTGAGCACGCCGTTGACGTAGATCAGCGGGGCACTGTTGGCGTCATAGACAGGCTCGGCAAAGCCACCAAAGGTGCGCAGCAACTGGAACAGTTTGTTGCTGCCGTTGCCCACGCCCAGGGCTTGTGCGGTGACGGTGTAGTCGTCGGGATCGGTGTACAAAAATGAGTCAAAGTCGCCATACACCGAATTGAAGAACCCAACCAGTTGAGCGAGCTCGGTGGTGGCGGCATTTTGGCGCAGCACGCTGTACGACAGCTTGTATTTGTAGCGCGGAAAGCTGTAGTTGGCCACACCAAAGCGCCGGCCGCTGACTGACACTTTTTTGCTGGTGCTCCAGATTGGCGTGCGGGTGATGTTCCACTCCAGGCCAATGAACGCGGGAAAGACAGCGGCGCTCATCTGACAAACGCAAACTTGCGGTCCAGTTTGGTGAGCAGCGCGGCCAGGTCGTTCTTGTGGATGAAGTCGCCGCCGGTGGCGTGGATGTTGATGACGCTCTCAGACGCACCCGAGCCGCCGGAAAAGACGCCGCCGTCGCGCACGTTCTCGGCAAACTGGCTGGGCACCACCATCTCGCCCTTGTGGATTTTGGTGAACGCGTCACCTGGCACGTTCCAGGAGCCGACTGCCAGACCAGGCATGGCGGCCATGGCCGAGAACGACATGGCAGCAGCGGCCATTCCGGCACCAAAGGCGGGTGCAGTCATGTTCAGGGGCCAGGGCGCAGCGGCCATACTGGCCACACCACCGGCACCGGCCTCTGCGGCCTTGGCAGTAA